TGAATGGCGTATTTGTCAATCTCGGAAGCGTAGTATTTATCTATCTTGATTCCTGCGCGATCAAGTGCAAGTCTTCCACAACTCATCCCATCGAACAGTGATAGGACATTCATCAATTCACACAAACGTAGACAGGGCTTTTCTTGTCTTGTTGTTTGTAGCCGTCTTTGTCATCACTCATCGGCGTTGGATGCCAATAGACTGGGGAAAACTCGTTACCCTCGTCATCGACCGAATAAATGCACTCAAGATCCCCAAACTCCTTTTTAACACTGTTAAGCACCTTGATATATTCGTTTAATTTCATTCTATTTTTCCTCCATTCTTGTCCGTTCAGCTTCAATATATTTGTCGAGTTTGGCGTATAGTTCTCTATAAAACGTGTCGGTATCTCTTTTTCCTATAACATCTTCTGGCCATCCTCCGAAAAAGTATTTGACTGTGTATGGCAGTTCATCTATCATTTGAGAAACTACTATCTCAGCACATTCTTTTGGTGTCTGTTTTTCGTGGCTCATTATTCGCTCCCTTTGTTATCTATTCCGCCACCATCGGAGAAAATAGCATAAACTCCGCTCTAAGCTCCATCCAGCTAGAAATAGTGATCCTGTTAAAAATATAACATCTGACATTCTTATCCTCCGACTAGTATTTTATATGCATCAATAACCCCAAGATAATTTCCACCCGCTTTTATGAGTAAATACGAGCTTATTTGATATGATAACCCGCTTTTTTTTAGTGATGTTAAAAGCGCTAAATAGTGGCCATAATCATTCTGGTATAGTTTTGGTTTTTTCTTTATATTCTCTACTAGTTCGGTAATTTCAGATCCTATTTTATCCCAGTATATCACAGCCAATTTTCCTGCGACTGGATGGTCCTCAACCGTTCTAATTATTGTTTCTGGCGTGTTGAAGTGTTTCATCTTTATTCCTCCCGTTTAATGGTAAATTAGCCCTATTTTCTTGTTCTCACCAATTGCGATTAGATCGTTTTGTGAAGCGTCAATGTATCTTGCTTTTATTAAATCTTTATGGCTGTGAAAGATTCTTGCGTGTCGGTCTGTTTCGGAGTTTATCAGGTGATCTACCTTTGATCCTGTAGAATAGACAAAAACAAAGTTTACTGGGACGGTTTTTAGTGCCTTAAACAGTGGAATCGACTTTGTGTAGCCGTAAAAAATTATATCAGGGTTATTACTGGCTAGCTTTAACCACTTATTTAAATACGCCTTGCTGTAAAAATCGCCTGAGTTGTGAACCCTAATATGTGAAATTTTCTTGCAATCAATTTCGTTTTGGATTAATTGAATAAAATTGCTTTGCTTAGACAATTTATAGTTGTTTTCGTACTTATTAATGACAACAGGATAACGAAAGGTCCCTTTGTTTGCGAAACAGTATTTTACGCAATCCCTTGCAAACGGACAAACCGTTTTCCCTGCTTTCGTTTTATATGCTGGCAAATCGAAAGCCCAGATGTTCGCGTTGTTTAGTTTTGATGTTTTCTTCAATTTGCCGTTGTTGTTGCTTAAGATTGTTGTCATCTTATCTTGCCTCCTGTTTATTTCCACTCTCTTCCATTCTCATCGAATAGACACGCAACGAGTAACGGTGGCTAGTGTTGTTGTGTCTCTCATCTCTTCGGATGTTACGGATATAACCGCATAATGTCAAGTTTTATTTATATCAAGCTTTAATCATTATATGCAATACCAATCAATTTATACATATTATACAGTGACATATTCCTCCGTAAGCGTGGCTGTTCCAGGCGTCGCCAGGCGTCGCCGTAGATCCTTTTCCTGGATCATTGGCGGTGTGGTGGTGGCGTGGTGGTGTGCCGGTGCTGCGGTGGTGTGGTGGTGTTGTGTGGCGGTGTTGTGGTGTCGCGGTGGGTCCGTAGGTGGTGTTGTGGTGGTGTTGTGGTGGTGTGGCGGTGGTGTGGCGGTGGTGTTGCGGTGTTGCGGTGGGTCCGTAAGTGGTGGGGGCGTTGAAAGCGATTCCGGCGCGAGTGAAGGGGGGGGTATGGGGACCGCACCCACCCCCTCGCGACACTAAAGATGTATCCCACATACTTTTTTAGGGTTTTTGGGTTTTTTTGTAACAATTGTTGTTATTGCTATAGGAGTTGTGTAACTTCACAAGAGTGAAATCTACAATGGATAACTCCATCCCAACTGGAAAAGTGTCTGTCAGCCAACTGGCTGATGATCCTTTGGGCAATCCCATCCTGTCAAAGTTTTACAAGTCTGAGGCGAAGAAGAGCAACAGCAAATTAAAGTTACCGCCTGAGAAGTACGACGAGTTCTTATCGTCTTTGCAGGAGTCCGGCGGATACATTACGAGGGCAGCCGCCAGGTACGGCGTACACAAGCGTACTGTTTACACTCAGATGAAGCGTGACGAGGCTTTCGCTGTTGCCATTCGTGATGTACAGGAGATGTTCAAGAAGAAGCAGCTGGACGACCTTGAGGACTTTTCACTTAAAAACGCTATGAATCCCAAGAATGTTTCTGAGCGGTTGTTTCATTTGAAGGCGATGGACCCCGCGAAGTACCGTGACAGGGGCATCAGGACGGCGACGCAGGTAAATGTAACGGTGGCGGGAATGGCGATAAAGGACAGGGCCAAGGAGATTGAGCGGCGGGAGAAGCTAAAGAATGTCAGCGACGCAGGATAGTGTTGTCTTGGAGCTTGTTTCGGCTTTAATGGAGTCGTTAGAGTTGTTGTATGTTGTTTTGCACAAGGATGACGTTTTGAAGGAGTTATCTCCGAGGGTAATTGAGCGTGCTGTTGCTGCTGTGACGGCGGGTTGTGAATGTGTTGACGAGCTATTTGATCGGTGGGCGGAAGCATAGAGGTATATTGCGGTTACCGTGATGAGACCGGCACTCCTACGGAGGCGTTGGGTCATCAGGAGGAGTATCATCTGTACACGGGATGGTCGAAGCATCATTTGATGGCTGGTTCACTTGGTACAGGTAAGACGGAGGCGATGTGTGTTGAGGCGGTTAAGCAGTGCGCTGAGATACCGAAGAATTTTGGTTTAATGGGGAGAGAGGTACTGGATGCTTTCAAGAAGTCAACTTTGTTACAGTTATTGGATGTGGGGAACGATTTCATTGAGCGTCACCGCCCGGTTGATCATTTGATTGAGTTTAAGAACGGGTCCAGGATTATTTATATGGCTTTGGACGATTCCAGGGACGCCATTCAGCGAATTAAGTCGTTGAATCTGGGTTGGTTTGCGTTTGATCAGCTTGAGGAGGTACCTGAAGACACATTTATATCGGCGTCAGGTCAGTTACGGCGCAAGGGTACATACAGGTGTTCCTTCCACACTTGTAATCCGGCGGGACACAATTGGGTATGGAAGCGATGGAAGAAGGATAAGGCGTCGCAAAATTCTGTAAAGGGTGGTTTTCGTTTGATCGAGACGAAGACGTGGACTGAGGGTGCAGCACCGCCTACTACTGAGCGTGAAGTGCGGTTATATTCTGACAATCCTCATTTGCCTCCTGATTACATTGCCTGGCTTTTAGAGATGCCGGAGCGGTGGGTTAGTCGGTACGTTTATTGCAGTTGGGATGATTTTGTCGGGTTAGTATATCCGATGTTTGATGAGCAGGTACATTTCGTTAAGCCGTTTGCGGTTCCGGATTGGTGGAATCATTATGTGGTTTACGATTACGGTTACAAGAATCCTTCTTGTGTATTATTTGCTGCTGTTGATGGTGACGGCAAGGTTTGGGTTTACGATTTGATTTACGAGTCGGAGTTATTGATTGATGATTTAGGTGAGATGGTATGTGATCGTTTGAATCCGGATATTGATTATATATATTTAGCTGATCCGTCCATTAACCGTACTGAGCGGGACGGCCGTACGATTGCTGAGGAGTGGGACAAGTTTGATATTTTCTGGCAGAACGCCAAGAATGATAAGCGGGTTGGATATGATAAGGTCGGCAGATGTTTACAGCCGGATGAGAAGGGGTTTGTCGGGATGTCATTTTTCGATGTTCCGCAGATGGTTCCTTTGCGGGACGAGATTGTTGAGTACAAGTGGAAAGAATTGAGATACGGACGGGAAGACCGTCCTCAGCCGGAAGAGGCAGTGAAGGTGAATGATCATTCGATGGATTGTCTGCGTTATTTGGTTAATTACGTTGATACCGCGTCGAAGCCGAAGATGCCTAAGAACGATCCGTACGGCGGTTGGGCGAATTTAATGAATAGTGTCGGCAGCAAGATGGGCTGGATGTCTGAATAATTAAGATGGTAAGTTTGCAAGATGCAGTCAGAAGGTATAACAAGCCTAGTAACAAGCAGAATGAAAGTGGTAAGGCTTCTAGTGCTATGAATGTAGTCGCCGAGAAGGTGGGAGACGTATCTAATAACTATAAAAGAATTTATGAAATCAGGCCAGTTAAAAGAGATAACACAAAAATTAAAGGGTGGACAGGTGAGCAAGAATCAAGTGTGTTATTGGCACAGAGCGATAACCTTGCTTTCCCGATGTTATTTCCAAAGGACCCCAATAATCCTACTTCAAATCCAGAGGATTGGATAGAGTTTGATAAATCTGAGTGGAGGCAAGCGTTGAATCTTGCTAAAAGTAGGAAAGAAGTATTTGAATTTACTACCGAGAAAGAAGCAATTGACTTTGCGGAAGGAAGTTGGAAGACAGTTAAATGAGAGATTTACAGCGTCTTAAAGAGTTATACGAGGTTTTCGATGCTATGCAGGTATCGAACAAGAGCTTTATGGATTCAGCCAAGGAGGCAGCGTCATTTTACACGGGTGGATTTGGTGAAGGTCA